AGCTGGTAAAGGAATATCAGCTACAGGTGTCACTCCAGGTTCGAACTCGTAGCCAGGTGGTTTTACTATTACAAGTAAATCCTCTTCTACTATCTGGTCTACACCACCAACAGGGAAGTCATAAGAATGTGTTACGTTTATTTTTCTTGGTTGATTTTTGTTGTCAGTAAAAAATAACAAGTCTTCTATTTTTTCCACACCTGTTATTAAAAACTCTGGGTCAAAAGATAATACGTTAAATGTAATTACATGATATCTTAATGTATCATCATTAGTATTGTAAGATAAAATTAAGTCAAGCTTTGTTCCATTACCTGAATAATTATTGTCATGAACAAACCAGTATAAAGTTTCATTTGCGCTATCTTCATAAGCACCTATACATACTGCGGTAGGAGAAACAGGGACACCATTAAAGCCTAACGTTGTAAGCTGTGTGTTTCCTCTACTGTTTTCTACAGCTCCTATTTCAGTAGTTTCTGTAGAACCGAGTCTTACGTTCATTGCATCAACGTATTCTCCTGGTGGAAGAAGTCTCTCATCCACGGACTTATTCATTCGTCCTTTAATAAAATTCGTGGTTACTATTGGCATACTACTTTATCCATTTATCCTGACCTCTTAAGTTCATTAAGAGACGACCAGGATGTATATTACTTAATCTTATTTTTGCATTTCTTAATAAAGAAGATTTATCTTTTCTTGCTCTATTAACAATGAATTCTTGCACTCCTAATCTGCTATTCAAAATGGCGTATTTAATATATGCGTAGATATATTCTTCAAATAATTTATTTACACTAACTCGCGCATCATTTCCACCCTCCATTCCATCAGATACATATTCTAATACAACAGATGCGTCACCACCTAACGAGCTAAAATTAATTACTCCTCCTCTTTTATCTATAGTAAATGTAGGATTTACATTAGCAGTCTCAGTGTTTAAACCAAACCTTGCACCGACAGAATAATCAAAATACCAACAGCCATCAACACATGTTCCTTCACAATTATGAAACATGCTATTGCTGTTTAGATAAATACCCACTCTACCTCTGCTTAAATCTACTTGTGAATCCTGTGGGCTTAAAGCATTACCATTTTGGTCAAACAATATACGGTCTTGATTATCTTGAAGATATGCTGAACTCCAATTAGTCTGTATATTTTCGCTCATTGGATATAATACTCCATTTCTGAATTGAGATATTCTTACCCAATTTACATAATCAGATGGTAAAATAAACCTTGAGTTATTACCTACATCTAATTGTAATATTTTTATTTCTTTCATTGCATCGTAATTCAATTCTTGAATACCACGCTTGGCATGAAATAATATTTGATATCTGTTAATATTGTTAATCAATTCATGATTACCTTGATACATCAACATAAAATTATTTACTATATCCTGTAAAGAAATATATTGATATGACCCCCAGTTAGCATCTTCAGGAGAGTTACCGTTGTTAGTGTAATATTGATATTGATTTATGTATGTCATCTTAGCTTGTTTCTTGTGTATCTGTTAATTCTTCTGTTTGTCCAAATTTATATACCATGTCCTCTCTAATTTCAATACCTATGTACTGACAAATCTTTGCCACTAAATTTGGCTCGTCAGACGCAGGTAATTCAAAACTTTGATAATCTGCTGCAGCTGGATTAAATATAGGGTCTTGTCCAGATGTAGTTAGATAAGTCCAGTTAGGAGCGACAGGATACCTAATATACTGCGCTTGTAATGCTCCGCCTTGTATTATAGTATTAGGGTATACTGATATGGTATTACCTAATACACCAGGAGTTGCGTTAGAACTTGCACCACCTAAAACATACGCTGGGTATTGTGTAGTTGGGTAAGTTAAATTAGAACTTGTTAAGTAAAATAATTTATTTTGATTAACTCTTTCTACTTCAGTTATATTGTATTGGTCATAAACACTGTATGTATCACCTTGAATAAATATGTTTGCACTAATAACTAAAGTTGTATCATTAGTTATTTCTGTTATATAAGCAAATGTATTATCAGTAGTATTAGTTATTACATCGCCTACTACAACAGAAGAAGTAAAAGTTTGGTTTGCATCTATAAGTTGGTTTACAGCAGCACCAGTTGTTGTACCTGCTACTTTTAAAGTGGGGTAATAAAATATTTTATTTACTAAATAATAATCAGCAGGTAAAGTGTAGAGGTTGTTTAAACCAGGGTTAGGTTGAGCTAAATATGCTGTTGCTGAAAAAGTATCTATAACTTCTTCTAAATTTTTTATTACATCTGCATAACCCGTTCCTGAAGTTCTTGCATTCTCTCTATTAATCCAGTTATTGTATTGATAAAAGTAATCTTCAAATAAATCCATTTGAGCTTGTAAGCAATACAAATTAAAATCCTGTGGAGAGATATAACCATAATTATTTTTATTGGCTATAGCCAAAACTGTATTTCGTACGGAGTTAATCATAGGGTAATCTTTCTACAAATATAAGCAAAAAAAAAGAGGGTAATTTTTTTTACCCCCTTTCACTAAATAATAATGAGCTTCTAATTAAGCTACTGCGATACCGCTTACCGCTTTAGGTAATGCGTCACACTGATACTTAACTTGATGCCATGGTTGTTGCTGCGCTAAAACAATAGAGTCTTGTATATAGTCTCTCATAGTTTCAACGTTTGCACCTAACGCTGCATGCGTAATAGTTACTACTTTAGCAGATGCGTAAGTAATAACAACAGTAGTTGTAGACGCTTGTTCTAAAAGAATAACGTTATCAGCACTAACCAATTGGTTTTGCTCATCAGTTACAGGGATTGATAAAAATTTTGCCATGTTAATAAAAATTTTATGGTTAAACAATACTGCAAAGATACAAAAGCTTATTTATCTTTTTTAAGCTTTTTGGATAACAACTTATATGTCTCTACACCATCATCACTTTGAAAATATGATGCTACAATATAGTAATGGTCTTCACCAAAAGGTACAGATAATAATTTGTTTTTGTTTTTAGGAAGATTGAAAAATACATCTTTACCATTGTTCTTTAAAATCAACCAAGCGTTATTAAAAAACTGTACTACATCACCATATAAATTCAACATAGGGTCGTTTACAGTCTCTAAGAAATCTTCAGGATTACTTTTTGCATATAACAGTACGTCTCTTTTTAATTCAGAAGTTGTCAGTCTATCTGCTGCTCCTCCCATTAAAACTCTACTTACTGTAATTAACTCTTCTCCACTAAGACCTTTTGCAAGTATTTGTGCATCTAATCCCATTTCAACAAAAGCTAATTGTTCTGCAGCGTCCTTCTCATTATTTATTTCTTCAAACACTTTTCCATTTGATGGGTGGTGATATAAGAACTTTTGAAGAGCTTGGTTGGCTCTTGGTACAGACAACATACCGTCCTCAAACATTATTGGTTCTAATACTGCATTTCCATCTTGTTCGTCTTCAAATGGAGACTTTTGATTTCTTGCATAACGAAGAGGTCTATTGATTCCTTTCTCTTCATCAAACCATAATAGTGGGGACCTGTTAGTGTGTCTTGAAGCTAACATATAAGTTAGCGGTATTTGCCTCATTAATAATCTATAGGCTTTATCGGAATATTTATCTTTTACTTTTTTCATTGTATTTAAATTTAATTTGATTAATAAAAATATAAGGGGAGGAGTAACCCTCCCCTAATATTGGTTTACTTCTTATTAGTTTTGGAATAAGAAGAAGTTGTTTGCACCTAATACACAAACTGCTCTTTCAGATAAGAAATTAACTTCCATTGCATCTAAAGAAGAAGTTCTCGCACCACCAGCAGAACCAGTAATCCAAGTTTTATATCTTCTGTCTTCAGCTTCTGAAGCTCTATATCTTACATGTAAGAATGGTCTCTTAGCGTTTTTACCAAGTATTTGGTCATAAACTGAAGTAGAACCAGCTGGAACTAATAGTCCATTGATACCACCTGCTACTAATCCACCTCTCATAGTTGGGTCATTTAGGTATTTCCAGTCAGACTTATAAAAGTCATAACCTCTTCTAAATCCAGAGAATCCTAAGTTAAGTGCCATCTCTTCATCATTGTCAAATAGACCGTAAGACGTACCACCTGCTCCATAAGAGTTTTGTGCAGCTAACATGTCATCAATGTCAAATGAGAAGTTTCTGTTTACGAAAAGAACGTTCTCTTCGATTGCACCTTGCTTGTCTAATCTTTGAATGATAGAGTCAAAGTCCGCTAATGTTGTTGGGTTACCACCACCATAAACGTTTCCTCTTGCTCCTACCTCAAAGAATACACCTTTAGAACCACTTAATCCAGCAACAGAGTTACCAGCACCAGATGCTTGTAGGTAATCACCTGCACCAGAAGCTGCTTCTGCTGGAACTGCTTCTACTAAAGCTGTTTCCATGTAGTCTTCAAATCTTAGTCTTGTGTCGTGCTCAGACTTTAGATACCATAAGTATCCACTTACTCCGTCTTCTCCACTTACTTCAACCCAACCAATTTGAGCCATATCAGAACCTGATACAGAATACTTATCCTTAAGGATAATTGGTTTGTTGTCGAAGAAGAAATCGTCAGCTTCTAATGAACCTTCCATTCCTGCAGTTCCTTTTGCAAATTCAGAACCGTAAATGAAAACATCACATGCTGTTGCAGCCGCCATAGCTTGTCCAGCTGCTTCATAATAAGCTACTGTAAAAGTATTTGGGTTTGCATTAGTTGGTCCAGCTGTTACAATCGCTTTGTTTTGTAAAGTTGAACCTGGAGTGTTGTCTGAAATCATTACAGTTTGACCTACTCTAATAACGTTCTTAGCGTCTCTCGCTGTGTTAGGGTTAGCTAACGCTGGATTGAAGTTAGTAATGTTATTTGGAATTGTCCAAACTGCACCTGCGTCTGTACCTGCAGCTGCTGCTGAAGTACATCCTTTGTATTTAATGTGTAGCCTTCCTTGCTCCGCCCATTTAATAAGGTCAGAGTTAGATGGCATCTCTGCTCCTACCATTCGTAGGAACGAGCTAATGCTTCTATTACCATATCTTTCAAATTCTTTCTCGTAAGTATCTGGTAGATACTGATTCAAGAAATCAAAATCTTTGATATAATTCGTTTCAACAGGAACCTGTTGAGCCGATGGTTGTAAGTCGAAGCCTGGGCTTGGGTTTACTGGCATAATCGTATAATTTTAATTTGTTAAACTTTTTTAATACTTCTAATTTTGAGCCCTCTACCACTTGAAGTATCGCCTACTGCTTTTATTTTCAAACTATTTTTCGTGCTAAGTTGCGGGGCTCTACGAACATCCATATTGATATTCTTAGACTTTTTTGCTACATCATCTACTGTTGCAGCAACACCCTGCTCATAAAAGAACTGTGCAAACTTTTCTGGATTCATTGCTATTGACATAGCTTTATGATATCCTCTGGCATCTTTCATAAGTCCATTCTCATCATTATATTTTGAGATGAAATTATTAAAATCCATTTGCTTGTTCTTTAATTCCTCAGCAGTACCTGGTTTATAGAGAATTGATTTATCGTCACCAACGCTAAATTCAAAACCTTTGAACTCATCGTTAAACACATTATTAGTGCGTTCCTCAAAATTCTTTCTCATAAGCTGTACGCTTTCCTTCTGCGTGTTAGATTGCTCTAACATTGTCTTGTAAGCATTAAGATTGTTTTCTTGTTCATCAGATAATCCACCCCCACTTGACTCAAGAGGAATTTTATATTTATCTTTCTGTTCTTTAAAAAACTTTCTCGCTTTAGCAAGTTCTCTTTTTTTAGCTAATTTCTTTTTCTTAATATCACGCTCGTCATCTTCTTCACTATCGTATCCGAATTTGTCGTCCATAATATCTTGAATATCTATAGCATCAAGACCTTCTTCTTGAACACTAATGTAATCAGCTAAAACAGAATCTTCGTCCATGTCATCGTAGTTCTTTTGCAATTTGTAAAAGTCTTCGATACCACGGCCTGTTTCTTTCTTATAATCAAAATATAACTTAACATCTTCAGGTAATTCAGGATTTGATTCTTTCGTTTCAAATAATTCTTCAACTGAGTTAATGTCTTTGTTATATCTATCTTTAATAAAATTAAGAACATTTTCGTCATTTAACTCTGACGAGGGAGTTTTATCTTCAACAGGTGGAGTCTCCTCTACCTTTGTTTCCTTTTCTACTTTCGATGTCTCTACCTTTTCAGGTTTCTCATCGACTGGTTCGTTACCTTGTTGAGCCTCATGCTTTTGTAACAATTGCTCTTCTATTTCGGCTTTTGATTTTTGAGTGTTGCCTTCCACTGCTTTTACTTGTATTTTCATTAGATTAAATTTTTAACAAAATTAAACAATAATTTTAAACCTTTTTTAGGCGTTATTTAGGTGATTATAAAGGTCTTGTCCCAACCTTTCACCTATGTCTTTATCTGATTTATAATGCACTCTTGCTACTATTCTACTGTTAGAAACATGCGCTGCTACATCTGTAAATTCTTTTTTCATTTCAGGATACATGTCTGATAAAACCAAAGATATTAGTTTACTTTGAGCAGAATGGCCTGATGGAAACGCAGGTGTTTGTGCACTACTCATCTTGTGATACAATAAATCAATACCAAATTTTTTAGCTAACACATTTGGTCTTGGTCTATCGTGATAATTTTTTATACGCAATATTACATCTTTAGATTTAGCTATTAAAGTATTTACTAAATCAGAAGGATATTTTCTTTTTCTATTTACAAAGAGTTGTTTAAACGCTGCGTGAATATTGTCATATTTGTCAGCATAAGGAACATCCATCTTCTGAACTTGTAATGATTTTATTTCATTCAAAGTTTTCATACTCATGTCAGACGGGTATTTTATATGCTTGTATTTAGTGATGTTAAAGTCATCAAACATAAAAACTTATTTAGGTCCAAACTCTGCTAAATCAAAACCATCTAAAGAATCTTCGTTAGATTCAAATTTTATTGCTGGTAGATTTCTTTTTCTTTGCTCAATAAGTTTAGATTGTTGAGTATTAGCTTGACTAATTCTATCTGACTTACCTTTTTCTTTTGCTTTTTCTCTTTGGTCAATTTGAGATTGTTCTATACCTTTTAACTGCATGTTGTAAGCAAACTCAGTTTCCATCAGCTGTGACTTTAACATAGCTTCATTTTTCATCTTTTCAATTTCCATTGCAATCTCAGCTTGTTTAATCTGCATTTTAGATTGAGTTTCTAATTGTATTCTTTGCTGTTCTTGTTGAGCAGCCATCATCGCTTGTTGTTGTGCCATCTCAGCCTGAGCAGCTTGTTGCATTTGTGCTTGCTGCTGCTCCATTTGAGCTTTCTTTTTACGTTTAGTTTTTAGTAATTGATTAGCTAATTTAAGATTATGTATTTCTCTAATATCTAAAGCATCTTCTAAATTAATATCCTGTTTAGATAAAGCCATTTGAATATTAGCTTCTAACATAGCTCTTTCTTCTTCATCTGGAGCTAACTCTAAAAATATACCAAAACTATATAAGTATAAGTTTTTAATATCTTGGAGTAGGTTTAAATTATACTTACCTATCTGCATAGCAAACTGGTTTTTAAACTCAGAGTATTCTAAAACATCAGCTGTTCTTAAGACTATACCTTCTGCTAATCTTCTTGTAATATATAGACTTGCATTTAATATATGTCTTGTAGCTGTATTAGAATTTAAAGCTGCTAATTTTTGAACACCAACTAATGCGTCTGGATTAGGAGTAGAACCGTCACGAGCTTCATTTAATCCTGTTACAGTTCTTATCATATCTAAATAGTGATTGTAGTTAGCAATAAGCATTTGCATTTTTGCTCCACCACTATTAGAAGTTAATTGAGTTATAGGAACTTTAGCGTTGTTAAATTCACCATCTTGAGTAAAACTTCTACCTACTACACTACCAGTTTGAAAATAAAGCCTTAGAGCATCTTCAGGATTATAAGCATTACCTGTACCTAAATCAACTTCATTAAGTCCGTCAGCGTCTATAAAAACACCATCTGGGACCATTCTGGATATTACTTGCTGTAGCTTTAAATGAGTTACTTGAATTAAATCAGCAAAAGGAATCATTCTTCTAACTAAAGATTCATACATTCCCTTATATAATCTTGGAGCACAAGCTACATAATTAGGTAAAGCGTTTTGACTTGCAGCTTTTGGTCTAACCATATTTTCTGCAAGCTCCCATTTTAATAAAATGTTTGTACCCATTACCATTATTCCATCATACCATACTTCAATTTTTTTAGTAACCTTTTCAAACTTTCCTTCAGCCATCATTTCTTCTGGCGGGTTAAAGCTATCATCTTTTTCAACTACTTTAAATGTGCCGTCAGCCATTTCTTTTTTCTTGTAAACAAAAGTGTGAGTAGTCTTGTAGTTAAAATAAAGTAAAGTACAAGTGTCTCTATAGAATAAAGAGTTCTCATAGTACTGTGCATTGTTATAATAATTATACCAAGATTGACTATACTTAGCTATCTCTTCCATATCTTCATTAGTGATATCAGGATTTATTTTTACAAGCTCAGCCATAGGTATGGTCTTTAGCTCACCCCAATAAAAACAATCTTTAAAGTATGGGTCTTCAGTATAACTATATACTACATTAGCAGGGTCAACATAACTAACTTCTATACCTTGTCCTGGTAAAAACTGATGTTTAGTCATACCAACACCTATAGTCATTATATCATAGTCAACTCTTTTACGAATATCTTTATAATGGTTTTGATTTAATACAGTATCAATAGCTTCTTCTGCTGCAATTTCTACAGCAGGCTTATATTTCATTTGCATGTATAACTCCAGTTCTTCATCATTTTCTGGAAGTTCTTCTTCGTTTGTTTGAAAAACATTTAAATCAAAATCTTCTTCGATTTGTTGAAAGAGTGGTCGAGCAACCATTTCTCCTTCTATCTTTTTTTGAAAGGAATCTCTTTTCTCTGCAGACATTGCGTCTTCTGCAAACGCATTTATTTTGAACAGCCTATCATTTAATCCATTTACAACTATGTCCACAAACTTAGGAATAATAGGAACTGGTGTCCAATCTAAGTTAAGATATGATAAATCTCCATCAATAGCTATTTCGTTTTTATACTTTTGAACTGATTGTTCACCACGAGCATATAAACGCAATCTATTAAACTCTCCCCATTGATTTAAATATCTACAGGAACCGTTATCTTTTCTAAACCACTCATATTGAATAGCCTGTCCTACTTGCAGTCCGTACTCTAAAGTATCCTTTTGAGCATCAGAAGCAAACTCATCTGGAAACGCAGCTGCTTTTAAGTTAATTTCTACTTGTTTCATTTATTAATAATTCGACTAACTTTTTCGCTGTTGTTATATCTTGCAAAGTTAATGCTAATTTTTGTTTTTTCTTTAGTCGGTGTATATAAGTGTTTTTGGTTAGCCATTATTGCTAAACCAGAGCTTATTGAAGCATCAAACTTAGTTCTATTACTTATATCAAACTTAGCCCAATCCTCTAATGTTCTTTGAAAATACATGTCACCCATATCACCTTCAACTCTATGCACGCCATCTGAATCTATACCTATATATTTTTCAATATAAGATTCTATTGCAGACGCGTGTGATTGTTTAACATCCTCTGATGTATTTGGTATACCCCCTAATTCTCTTTCAGATTTAGAAAGTTTATTGTAAGTTTTATCAGGTCTGTTTAAACAAAACCCTCTATACCCTCTATTTTTAAAATGATAAAGGAGTCGAGGTTTATTATTTTCACATAATATAGGCATGCCATAAAACACACATGCCATTAATACTTCCTCAAAAAATATTTCTGCTGTTTGTGGTCGAGCTATGTATTCTAAAAAGAAATGATTACTTGGCATTTCTTCCATACTAAACTTTGTTAAACCATGCAAAGAACCGTTTGACCCTTTGCCTACCACGACACCAGATATATCATAAGAGTCGCAACCAAATGAACCTAAATGTTCATTACCAGGAAAGAATCTACCGTTCTTTCTTATAATGTTATTTTGAAGTGAGCGTTTAGGTATGTAAGTTACAAAAAATCTTCCTCTTTTGTTTGGAGTCCAAACTACCTTAGTATCTTTTATTCCATTTTCCCAACTAAATGAACCCTGAGTTATAAAATGTTCTTTTATAATACTATCATTGTAATCTATTTGCTGATAAATCTTTGTTAAATTAAATATAGATTGTTTGCTTTCATCTCTGAAAGCATGTGATTCAGAACGAGGAAACTGACGGTAATATTCATTTAAAGCGTCAGGGTCATGCTTTAAAGAAACAACTTCATTTTCCCAGTAGTTAACTGCACCCTGATATATATACTCATCATCAATACCTACCACTTCTTGCTTTGGATTTTCTAAAACAGGCATACCATATCTATCTATAAATCCTTCCATATTCCATTCCATTGGAACAAATAAAGAATATAACCCACTTTTAGTTTGACCATTAGCATTTCTAACTTCACAATTAGAATCATTGTATAAGTTTTTAAAGTTTCTACCACCTTTATCTAATGCGTTAGATGTAGAACCCATCATACATTTACCAATAATTTTACTTCCTAACCTCAAACATGTTTTTGTAACACGCCAATTGTTTAAAATATTTTCTGGTTTTTCCCACTTACCACTTTCATCATGTATTAGTAGTTGTAGTTTTTCTCCATCATAACTATTATCAGAAGTGTTTTTCCAATCTATTGTTGTATCTAATCCTTCTAACACTTCTTCTTCTACATTAAACATATTTTTTTTTGTAATCTTAGAAGCAGGAACACGATAAGCTAATTCTGTTTTTGGTTTATCCATACCATCTTGTATGGGTTTAAAAAAGAAAGGATAGTTGTTAGAAATAGGAACTATCTTGTCTGTAAACATTTTTTTTGCATCACTACCTGTTTTAGATAATATACCTATTCTGGCATTTTTAGTAATAGTACCAGTATTTACTCCTTCACAAGAACTCATAAAAGAAAAACCTGAACGCCTTATTTTTAAATAGCACATTCCAAAACTTCTTTTGTCTGCCTTACATGCTTCCCAGAATAAATAAAATATTCTATTTGCTTCTCTAAAATCTGGATGACCTACATCTATTTTAGTCCATTGTAAATACATATAATGTGTACCTGTAATGTATGTAGGTTTACCATTGTTCATAAACCAAAAGCCCTGCTCTCTTCTATTAAACTCTTCTTCTATATAATCAATCCATTGATTTTTAAAATTAGAAGGAGCTTCATGCCATTGAAATATAGTAGATATTCTTTTTAACACAGGAGGTATTTCTTTTACCTCCCAGTACTGTTCAGCTTTTTTATCAGAACGTTTAAACACTTTCTTGGGTACAGCTGGTAGTGCTATTCTTAAACCTGATACATGAATTATCTCACCAATAGTTCCATCTTTTGATATAATAACTATATCATATTTTTCATCATACCCATACCTCCATGTTCTCGCTTTGTTTTTACGAGATATTATGTTTGAAGGCACTAAACCTTTACATAAATCATAAATATTATTTTGAGTTCCTTTCTGCAAAGCCTTTAGGTAAGTTATTGGTTTTTATTTCTACTCCATCAAGTTTATCTCTTTCTTCATCTATTCTTTTTAAAATTTCAAAAGCATCGAATATGGCAAGCTTTTTGGTAGCGGCTGCATTCTTTAATCTATCAGCTGCTAATTCATCGTCAGGGTCTGGTTTTATAATTTTTTCTTTTGCCACATCAATTAATTCTTTTACGGCTTTTTCACCAGCATTTATAATTTCTAATTTAATTGCTTTTGTATCCATTTTTTAAAGTTATATTACTTGTATACATACGATAAAGTTTTTCATCATCTATATTGAATTCATATTCACTATTAGGTTGAAATGATATTCTATCACCAGGATAAACATTTAACTTCTCTAATTGTTTGTTTCCATACTTAAGTATACCCCACAATGGTTCTTCTTCTTCAGAAACATCTATATATTTTTTTTCAATAGGTATAGGTTTTACAAAACAATACTTGTCATGACTATACCACTTACCATCTTGTTTATACATGTAGAATTGAAAGTCATCTACTAAAAATAAATCATCTATCAACCAGCTTCTTCCACTTTTTTGTCTTCCATAAATATCGTTATAATATTTAAATACATTATGATGCACTACAAGAGTGTCTCCTTTTTTAATATTTCCATTATAATTTATAGGTGTATTTATTACTGTAGCGAATCGAGTTGAAACTGTATGGTCTTCTTCTGATGTACTGGTGAAAAACTTTTTATCACCATAATATTTTATATTATCGTAACGCCTATCATTATAAGGTTTTACTATAAAACAAAAAGGTGATTGCATTAAAAATGAATATTAAATTCTAATGATATAGGTAAAGTGTTTTTAAATTCTTTCCAAAGTAAAACTTCGTCTCCTTTTATAATCCAAATTTTATAAGAATCATGAGTGTGGTCATGTTGAATTAAATGTATTTGGTATTTGCCACCTAATACATCTTGACCTGTTATGTAGTGCATAGCTCCAGACTTATAGTCTGCTCCTATGGAAATCTTTCTTATGTCCATTTAATTTAATTTAAAAAGTTGGGTCTACATCTAATACTCTGTATAGAATATTAAAGTATGCCGTGCCATTACCTGCAGATACAGTTTGACCAGTTGCCGCTTCCATTACCAAGCCAGCATTTACAGGAGTATTATAAAAAGTTCCCGCTGTATTACCTAAATGTAAGACAGTGTCTGTTGCCATGTTAAACCCTGGATAGCTACCACCACTTGGTACTACAGTGATTCCACTTGCAGAACCATCTATTAGTATATTGGAGGGTAAATTAAAATTATAAGCTACACTCCCTGCATCCATGTAAAACATTATCTCTAATATGTTTAGTATTTTACCCGCTCCTGGAGCAGGCACTAAAGTTACTGGAGTTGATGGAAGTGCTAATAATGAAGCCGAATTAACAGTAGTGTGTTGAGTCCTAATATCTGATGTAATAATAGATTGTATTTGACTAAGCGTTGCTGTTTTAGTTTTTAACTCATTTTCTGCATCAGTTAATACTAAATAGTCAGCTGAATCTATATTTGCTCCGATATTTGGATACGCACTCGTGTTACTTATTTTCGCCATTTTCTACTGGTGTTTCTGGGTCTTTAACTTCTCCAGTTCTTAAATCAATAATTGCGTTCTCACCGTATTCTTTAATCAATTCTTTTTCTAAATCATTAAACTGACCTTGAATTGCTTCTACAGCAGGCACAGTATTGAATAAACCTATTACGGTGTCAGCAATTTTAATTTTAGCTTGTAAAAACTTTTGATTTAATTCCTGAACTTTTTTTAATTCTTCGTCTTTTAATTTTTTGTTTGCCATTATATTAAATTTAATTTGTTAAACATTATACAAATATAGGTATTTTATTTTTGATTATGGTGGAGATACAGGTGTTCCAATAACAGTGCCTATGTCACCACTTGCCACATCTATAACATTCTGTATCTTAGTGTTTACCACATCAATAACATCTTCACTGTATCCTTCGTCATAAGTTATAACTAAACGTATTGGGTATGTAGAGTTTTTAAATCTTGCGCCTGACTGAAATGTGGTATTAAGAGTAGGTGCTGAGCCATCATAATCATAGCTTTTATTTATAAGAGCTACATTTAAATACCCATTAGAGTTCATGTCATTTATACCAGCAGTATTTATAATAAACTGATTTGGTGATGAAGTGCTTGTGCCCCAAGTAGCAATAGAGCTTTGAGAGTAAGGTTGACTAAAATCTAAATCATTATACATAGCATTAGTCAGTGTTGTTGTACCACCACTTCCTCCCCATGCTGTAGACTCAACTATAAAAGCATCACTTGTAGTGTTTAAATAACCATATACTTGTAATGTTGCTGCAGTTATAGTGCCTGGCACTGATGATACATCAAAAAACAAAAATGTTCTGTAAATACTTCCACTTACACCACTTCTACCAAAAGCGTGAGACGCTCTAAATGCTTGTTGTTGACTTGTTGCGCTGGTAAAAGTAGTAGCAGTAGTTCCAGTGCTCGCGTTTCTTATATCAGTGAGCCAGTTACTTATATTAAACTGAAAGTTTCCTATTCTTCCTTGTAGACCTGCGGTGACGTTTGTTGTTGCCATAATTAATATTCTTTTTGTGGAAGATAATACACATTTTTAATATAATAATTATTTTCAGGTGGAGTTATATCTATGTGTTCATAAACCACATCTTCAATTCCAAAACTATTGTCGGCTTCTGTTTTACCATTCCACCATGTTGCAACTCCACCTTCTTTTACCAAACTTGGTAGGTGACCTCCAAAAGAATCAACATCTTCATCACCATAAGTATCATAAAATACACCATCGTATTCTGATAACTCTGATAGTTTATCTATCCAAGAGCCTTCAATGATAGTTACATTACTTTTTCCTTCAGCCCATTGTTTTGCTTTTGCAATTATTTGTGGATGGTTTTCAATTATAGTATGTGAAGCTGGATTGTTTTGTTGAATGTAGTTTGCACTTATGCCCATACCAAAACCAATCTCTAATATATCCCCTCCATTGCTACATACATAGTCTGCATGTTTTTTCATAAGACCATCTTCCCAATCCATCATAACTTGTTGTTCTTCATTAGCCTCATCTATGAAGTAAATTTTATTTTCTTCAAATATTAATGTTCTATCAATATAGTTCATACTTAGTTATTTTGTACCCAAGTGTTATCAGGGCAAAAGTAAATGTTATTAGTGTCAACTGCATAACCCACTACTCTTGCATAAGAGTTTGTAGCTGAAGGCGTTGTAGTTGTCATGGAACCAGCAGAAGAAGAAATGTATAATGGAGCTCCTATAGCAAATCCATGTGATGCTTTTGTAATTATTCCTTGCAACAACATACCATTACTTGAACTTGTACCAGTTGCTACCGCTAATAATTTTTTACTATTGGAACTTGTATTTGAAACAGAAGTCCAAGTTGTATTAGTGTTTAAACAATAAACAAGCCCTGCAGTTACAGATGTAGTACCTAATTTTATTGTATTACCATTAGCTTGTCCTGTACTTGAGCTTGAGTGACTATATTCTATATGAGTATCAACACCCATGTTTACGACTCCAGTACTCGGGAAATAGACATCGTTAGAATTTAAATATATTTCTGAGTCCAACAGCTGAATGTTGGTACCACCCATAACATTTAAATTTAATGTATCGATAGCATCATTTAGGTCAGCATCACCTATTGAAAATACACCACTATTCAATTTAATATTTGAGTTAACAGTAGAACCATCCATATATATATCACCACCTCCTACACTTAAATCACCATTCATAGACAATGTGTTAGTAGATGAGTTGTAACTAAATCCGCTATCAGTAGTTAGATTTGAAGCAGAATTGAAAAAAGCAACTCTTGTAGAAACTCCTGAACCTGTTATAGTACCAGTATTTGTTGTATAACCAGCTCCATTAGTTAGCTGATTATTATTAGTAATGCCATTGGTTATAGTTATTGTGTTTCCAGTAACCGATGTGCTAATATTTGTTCCACCTCCAATATTGACTGTTTCTCCATTAGTTACTGTGGCTGTAGTTCCTGAATCGGCAGAAAGGTCCCAACTACTCATAGAACCACTTCCAGTTCCTGCACCAATTAATGTTCTCACTTCTGCCGCTGTAATTCCTGTATTTAAAGAAGGAGTTGAGCCATTAGATAAAATAGCTGGAGTACCAGTGTCGTTTACAACACCCAAGTTTGTTCTTGCACCAGCCGCGGTTGAAGCTCCAGTACCACCATTAGCCACAGATAAATCAGCTCCACTCCAGTCATCATTACTAATAGAAAGTGTGCCGCCTAATGTCAAATCACCACTGGTTGTTACTGTACCAGTTAATGTAAGTCCATTTTTACTTCCAGTTCCACTAACAGAAGTTACGGTACCACCACTATTACTGTCAGGTAATGTAATAGCCATTACATAAGGGTCAGCTGATGTTCCTGTTCCAGACAAATTTGTTCCTGCAGTACCAGTTGCGGCTGTGAATTTTAAATATTTATTTGTACCTCCACTAAGAGTTTTATCATCGTTATCATCATCTCTTACTACCCAACCAGTAAATGTTTCTGGTACATTTGGAGAAGTATTAGTTATAGTAATTGTACCACTTGATGTAATAGGATTAGTTCCTGCTAAAGATATTCCAGTTCCCGCGGCTAATGTAACAGAGGTTACTGTACCACTGGTTGAGCTTGTACCCGCGCCTATTAAGCTTCTTATCTCAGCACCAGTTACACCAGTTGCTAATGTAGGTGTACCACCTCCAGAAAATATCCCTGGCTCTGCAAAAGTTGTATATCCAGGACCATTTGTTAATTGATTTAAGTTAGTTATATCATTTGTTATAGTAACTGTACCTCCACTTTCTGCTGTAGTTATGTTTGTTCCTCCCGCTATTGTAGCTGTATCGGCATTTGAAATTGCTGTTGAACCAGAGTCACCCGCTAAAGTCCAAGAAGACATACTTCCTGAGCCAGTGCCAGCACCAATATCACTACGCACTTGAGCTGCAGTTCTTGTTTCAACTACACCACTATTACTTACTAAAAACAATGATGCGGCAGAGCTCATGGCACCTAAAGTATATAGTGTCATTCCATTTACATCCCATCTCACTCTTTCAGTACCACCTGACGAAAGTGATACTTGATTAGTCCCTGGGCTAAACAATCCAGTGTCTGTATCCACAGCTCCAGTTCCACTTCTATTACCAAAATTTACACCTGGTGTTGCTGCACTTCCTGGCGTTATTCTAAGATTACAATCATTAGTTGATGTTGCACCTGTAAATGAATGAGTGTTAATCCCTGATATAGCTTGAATATTAAAAGGGTAAAGTGTTGTTGCTGAGTTACCTCCTTGATAAAAAGTACCACTGGTTGATTCAAATAATCTTGAGTCACCTATTTGTGAACCTGATGTAAATTTAGGTATTCTGTTCGCTGAACCTGAACCAATAATTGTACCATTACCAGTACCAGCTCCTATTAAGCTTCTTACTTCTGCTGCAGTAATACCTGTGTTTAAACTTGGTGTAGAACCATTAGATAATATAGCTGGTGTTCCTGTATCATTAACCACACCTAAATTAGTTCTTGCATCAGCAGCATTTGAAGCTCCAGTTCCACCGTTAGCTACTGATAAATCTGCTCCAGACCAGTCATCATTACTTATAGAAAGTGTACCACCTAATGTTAAGTTTCCACTACTTGTAACTGTGCCACTTAATGTTATACCATTAACACTGCCAGTTCCGCTTACAGATGTTACAGAACCACTGCCAGTTCCTGCACCGATATCGCTTCTCACTTCCGCGCCAGTTCTAAAATCTACATTACCCGAAGAATCTAATACTAAAAACTTATCCGTATCTGTACCAGCATTTACTATTGAAGGAATTTTATATGCACCAGCTGAGGTAATTAATTGTGAACCAGTTGTGCTTGTGCCCGATGAAGGCTTTAAGTATAGCCCATCTTTAAAAAGTAATTTACCATCTGCAAGAACAGAAAGTCCTTGAGCCGAAGTAAATTGAAAACTTGCACCACTACCATAAGAAGACCCATCACTATGGTAAAAGGTCATTTCGCCAAACTGTAGTTGAGAAGTTTGGTCACTAAATTCTATCTGAGAACCCGTACCATTATTAGTTTGATAAAGCCTCAATAAAGGGTCTGAAGAAGACCCTTCTATGGTTATCTGATTATCATGGGATGAGTCCGCTAAAAATCGAATCGGCATATTAAATTAAATTTAAGACACCTTCGTAATCAATATTCTAATATCGTTTGCTGATGGTGCTGTTGTAAAATCTACTGTCACTTGGTTCACAGTATTCCTCGTCACATCTGCATAAACAGTATCATAAGAACTGTTGTCATACAGCTGAACCATTACATCTCTGGTTCCCAAGTTGTGAGTTACCGCTATTGAAGTTGCTCCTCCAATATCGGCCGTATATTGTTCGTTAGACGCAATACATGTGCTAACTGCTGTACAGAAATCAGAAACCTGAGATGCTGTAATGTCAATGTCTTGTTGACTTAGCGAAGTTAATAAACCTTTTGCAGTTACAGTAGCAGAAAGTGATTTACTTGCACTACCATAAGAACCTGCACTTACACCTGTGTTATCTAAAGTTACCCAACCATTAGCTGTAACACCGAAGTTACCACTGTCAAATCCAGCTACACCTTTTTGTGTTGCGCCATCAGATGCTCCTGCTCCAGCTATATTTTCATCTTGAATAACTACTGTATAAACCGTTTGTGCTGGATTAGAACTTG